GTTGTACTGTCAAACGTTCCAACTGCATGATATACATACTGAACTGGTGAAACTTGCATTGTGCCTGTAGCAGTTGATAGAGCAACAACATTTCCCCCGTCTTGTGTTGTACTAACTGCAATATTAGTATTGGCAGTTAGACTTGATATGAAAAAAGTATTACCAGCAGTAACTCCACCGAATACTAGATTACCACCTTGACTTGTAAACTCAACAGGCATGCTTATATAAAAGCCTGTTGTGTTATCTAAAGTCAGTAAATTAGTACCAGTTGTTGTTGCTGTTACAGTCTGTGGTTCAATAGTTGAAGCCATTGCGACATCGCCGTTTCTATCACCTTGATAGCCCGTCGGTGTAATTGCTACTCTTGTTTCGATCATAGAAGTCTGATAACTTCTATTAATAGGTTCAATTAAGATTGAGTTACCACAATCGATAGTAGATAGATCATACACTAAACGAGTTACGTTGTACGGTGCAGTAGCAATTGCTAAACTAGAACCGTTAAGAGTATTGTTTTCTAATATTGAGCCTCCTCCGCTTACTTCTGATGGGAAGAAAAGATATGCTTCTGTGTTTGCAACTGTTAAGTCTAAAGTTATAGTATGTTTTGTTTGTGTTGGCGCCCAACCTGCAAATTGAAATGTAGTATTGCCTGTAATCGTAGCAAATTGTACGTCACCTAATGTACAATCAACAACTACAGTACCTGCTACGTTGTTACCTAAATTATATGTAGTATTACGAAACGTTCTAATAGCGGCATTACTAATTAAAGTATTAGCCATGTTATTATCAAGGGTAATGTTCTGTAAACCCTGTTTAAGCACAGCCTTATCCTGCAGTTCTGTTATCTCAGTACCAGCAGTATTTAAATTCGTTTTGATAGACGTAAAGTTATCTCTAAACCCTTGAGAACTATTGTTCTGTCCCGGGGTAGGATAGTTGCCGTTTATTCCGTTTGTATTAATCGTACTCATAATTTATTTAATCTCTCAATATAGTATTTATCAACACTAATTAACCAGATACATTTCCTTTGTCTGGTAAGATAGTTTTTCTAGGAAATAATACATAGAAATCTTTTGAATCTATAGGACTAGGCTCTGGTGAAGCACTAGGTAGTCCAGTCCATGCGGGTGGATTAACATTATTGTCATAATCAAATGTAATTGATTTATCTACCGTGATTCTATCTAACTGGAAGTTAATCGTGTTTAATGTGTATGGTTTTCCTAAAGGATCTACCCATAGTGTTTCGATATTGTTCTTAATTGTTGCTGATGTTCCTGGCTTACAGTATGCTATGACCCAAGCAGGAGTGTATCCTAATGTTGAACCGTTTGCTTGTTGACTAGTCATCCATCCAGGTAGTAATCTAAAGTCAAATTCTTGTCCTAAGTTTGTACCTGTTCTGTTTCTCATGTTAGGCAGACTGTTTGGGAATAAGTTTCTTGCAAACCCAGGCGTTAAACTTGTATAGTATTTTGGTTGACTTGTTTCTGTTAGTAGATTTAATCCGCCTTCAGAGACTACTAGTTGTTCTTCAAATGTTTCTTGTGTTTGTAGATTTTGTCCTTCAGGAGTAGTATCTATATAACTTGCATAGATGTCAGTTACACTTGTGTACCATGGTCCTTTGTTAAGAGGAATGTTTCTTGGCCATATAATTTCTTCACTGACACTTTTGCCCTTAGGATTAATTAAGTTGTCTTGTACTTCAGAGTACACAACTTCATATACTACTTTGCCTGTAGCATCTTTGGCTACTGCTGTTTTTATCTGACCTAATGTAATATATCTCCAATAGTGATTCTTTTCAATAGCGGCAACATATTCTTCAAAGTCACTTGCATAAATGCCGAATGCATGTTCATATGTTATGTTTGTTGCTTTGCCAAAGTTAACGTCTCCAGATCGATACAAGTCTGCTGTCGGAATAAGTGTGGTGCTGTCGAGCAATCCTTTAATAATATTTCTATCTGCAACACCCGGTACGCATTTGATATACAATGTATCAGTGGGTTGATTAAACTCTTGTACAATCGTTAATTTAAATGCTCTGGTAGAGTTGATTACAGGGTATAGAGGTGAATATGCTTCGATTACACAATCAAATTCTGTTTCTGTATCAGGATTTAAAAATGTTTTAGTAGGTTGATATGCAACTGTACCTGATAACTCTCCGTTATCTAGTAACTTTAAGTTAGGAGGTAGTGTTCCACTAGTTATTCTGTAGTTAAGTGTAACATCTGATGTTGCACTAACAGATAAGATAGATGTTTCACTGTTATTCATTTTTCCAAGATCACTAGGGGTAACCCATGTAACTGTACCTAGTATATCATTGGCTACTGTCATCTTAAATTTAAATACAGAACTCTGTACGTTAGTAAAACTTGCCTTACGTACTGCAACACTAAAAGAGAAGTTACTAATGCTGTTAGAGGCGATTGTAGGCGTCCCTGTGATCCATCCTGTAGTAGAGTCTCCTACTAACCCTAAGGGCAAATCTGTATATTGATACTCTAAAGCATCTCCATCAAAGTCTTTACCTAACATTCTCCATGCGAAATACTTTCCGCTTTGATATGTGCCTATGTTTGCTTCTGTGCCAGGAGGATATGTTGTGTTTATATCATCATTAGGAAATATATAATAACCATAGTTAGTTGGATCATTAGTTCCAACATTAAATGTTGTGGGTCTAGTGTTCAATATACTCGGTGTTCTAGTATTGCCCGGGAAGCCAGGTCCTCCTGCACTAATTGGTGCGTTTTGATTCGCAACAACGATGTTATATGATTCTAATGCATTGCCTAACGGCGATGATAATTCTAATGTGAATGAATATGTTTGTACAGTTGGTGAACCCGTTTGTATTTGTGGTAACGATGCTCCAAATGTACCTGCGCCATCTACGAGGACTTCTGCTGTGCCACCACGTGCGCCTGAGATAGTAAATGTAGTTGCAGTAAGAATATCCTTGACATAATATGTTCTATTTGTTACAATGTCTCCATATACAGTGCCAGAAAACGTTACAGGACGTTCTTTAACGAACCCTGTTGTACTTAATACTGTTAAGACACTAGATGATATTGCTAATACTGATGTAGTTACAGCACTATAATTAATACTAATGATAGGTGGTTCAGGGTAACCTCTAATTAACCCTTTAGCATTTAATTCTAATCCTGGTGGTAATGTACCCTGTACTTTTCTGATTAATATTTTATTAGTAGAGTCTGGATTAGTATATTGTATTGGTAATTCTCTCCAAACACTATCGTTTGTATTTAAGATAGTTCCGGTAGGTGTGGTAAAGGTCGGTATTGCGACGCCACTAATGATTGTACTGAAAGTTCTGTCTGCTATTTGTTGTAAGTCACCTATGTAATCATCTGTTGCTCTTATAGCAAAGTTATATGTTGTATCAGATCCTACAATGCCGGGTGTACCTGATAGAATACCTGTTGTACTGTTCAATGTTAATCCTGTAGGGATTGAACCACTTAGAACTGTGTACGTGATTGTTGTTGCAGGTAATGTTGCTGTTGCTTTAAAAGTAAATGTCATAGGAACTTGTGATGGGAATGCCCCTATACTTCCTTCCTTAGTTACCCATGTAGGATGATTGCTCATCGATTTAATCCTAGAGAGTAGTGTGTTTTACCAGCTACTTTAGATGCAGTCAAAGATTTCTTTCTATTCCCTTCTGTATTGTAGGTAACATGTACCCAACCAGAGTCTAGTATTCCCGGAGTATAAAACTCTAAGATGACTTGATCAAAGTCTGTTTTCTTTTCGATCCATTTAGCAACATCAAATGTAGAGACACCGGGGACTTCGATGTCTGCCGCTTGTCCTTTACAATGTTGTGATTTTGCACTTCCACCTACTGCTTTATTCAGGGCATCCCCACGATATCCACTGTTAATAGTAGTAGGTCCAAAATGTTCTCTTACTTTTTGTAATACGTTTTCACAGAGAGCCTTTGCATTTGCCAAATGTTCTTCGGGCATAGAATTATCTAAGCCTTGACGTATAGCAGTTTGACTTTTTTCAAACTCTGTTAATGTAAAATTATTCGATAATTTCATTTGTTTCTTATCCTTCTTAAAGATGCAAAACATTATGCATATGTTGCGCCAACAGTATACCATTTAGATGCACTATGTGCAACGAATTGTATCTGTCCTAAAGGACCTATGTCCATCGCACTGTTAACACCGTTCTGATCAACACTATCACCTGTATTAGGATATACTTTTAATGTATTAGATGATAAGTTCTTAACGTATATACATAAACCTTGTGTCGCACTCATTAGTCTAACACCATTGTTATTACTAGGTGTTGTCACTGAGAATATATCTGCTCCAGACAATGCTGTAGCTCCGCCCTGATTTGTTCCGGCTGCGGATGCTGTTGCTACATCTTTAATAATGTGAGTTGAGGTAGAAATATTGCCCGATACTGATAAACTTGATAATGTTCCTACACTTGTAACATTAGGTTGAGCCGCTGTAGTTAAACCACCTGCAACTGTAGTAAAGACACCTGATGTGCCAGATAGTGTTGCACCTGTGATAGTACCAGTGACTGCAAGAGATGTTAACGTACCAACACTAGTTATATTAGGTTGTGTTGCTCCTGTAATATCTAATGCTAATGCAGAACTACCTGCTGATGTTGCATAAGTTGCATTTGCTACTAAACTTACATTACCACCTGCGATATTTGATAATCCACCACCGTCACCTTTAAATAGTCCTGTATTTGCTACTACTTCTGATGCTGTTATAATTCCATTGACACCTAATACTGATAGTGTGCCTAGTGATGTTATGTTTGCTTGTGCTCCAGTAGTTACTGTACCTGCTGTAGTTGCTGTTGTTGCCGATGTTGCACTAGAAACAGTACCACTTACATTAGCACCAGCAACTGCGTTAGCAGTGGTAGCAAATGTTGCTAAACTAGCACTTGCTACAATACCGCTGACATTCGAACCAGCTACTGCGTTTGCTGTAGTTGCAAAACTTACTGCACCAGAAACGTTTGCACCTGCTACTGCGTTAGCAGTTGTAGCAGTTGTGGCTAGAGTTGCTAATGCGACTGCACCTGATACATTTGCTCCAGATACAGAGTTTGCTACTGCTGAGAAACCTACTGCACCTGATACATTTCCACCTGCTACTGCATTTGCTGTAGTTGCGAATGTTGATAGAGTTGCTAAAGCAACAGTACCACTTACATTAGCACCAGCTACTGCATTTGCTGTAGTTGCGAATGTTGCTAGAGTTGCTGTAGGAACTAAACTGACATTTGCTCCAGGAAGATTAGTTAAACCTCCACCGTCTCCTTTAAATGTTCCTGCTCCACCTGATATCTGAATACTGCCGGCGTTAGTAATAATATCTGAGTTAGTGTTTAAAATTCCACTTAAGATTAATGATGTTAATGTTCCAACAGATGAGATGTTTGGTTGTGCTGTTGTTGTTAGACTTCCGCCTAATATTCCAGCTTCAACACCGCCTGCGGCAATAATAGAGCCGGGTGCATTTAAGTTACCTGTTGTTTTGTTATATGTAAATCCTGTATTACCTGCATAATCACCACTGTCATTAAAGATGATTTGTGTATCAGTACCTTGTGTTGGCTGAACAGTTCCAGTGTCCCATGAAAGAGAACCAGAGCCATCTGTTTTTAAGAATGCTCCAGTGACACCACCAGTAATTGTTACATTACTTTCTGGTCCTAAGTTAGTAGTACTATTGAAATTAATATTGTTATCTATTCCACCTGATACAGACATTGAGCCTGTTACTTCTACTGCTGTTCCTGAATTTTTAACTTGTAGTATATTTGCAGTTCCACCTACTGAAACTCTGAATGGTCCACTAGCATCGAGTCTTGCATTACTTGTGCCATTTTCAATGTATGACCCTGTACTCACAGAAATGTTTGTTAAGTTCGCTCCGTCTCCAGATACATATGTAAAGACACCACCTGCGCCTAATACATTTCCACCTGTAACGTTACCAGTTGCATCTACTACTCCAGCAGTTCTTAAATTTCCTGAATCAACATTGCCTGCTATGTTTACTGATGTAAGTGTACCTGTGCTTGTTATGTTTGGTTGAGCGGCTGTCGTTATAGTACCAGCAGTAACTGATGTTGTTGCATCTGCTACAGCACCTGAAACGTTAGCACCATTAACACTATTTGCAATTGCGGCAAATGCTACTTGTCCACTTACATTTCCACCTGTTACTGCATTTGCTGTGTCTGCAAAGTTAACTTGTCCTGATACATTAGCTCCTGCTATTGCGTTTGCTGTAGCGGCGAATGTTACTTCTCCACTGACGTTTGCTCCGGCTACTGCATTAGCAGTACTTGCAAAACTTACTGCACCAGATACATTAGAACCTGCTACTGCATTTGCTGTTGCGGCATTAGTTACTTCACCACTTACATTTGCTCCAGCTACTGCGTTAGCACTTGTAGCATTTGTGGCTAATGTTGCTAAAGCAACAGTACCACTTACATTTGCACCTGCTACTGCGTTTGCAACTGATGCAAAATTGACTGCACCTGATACATTAGCACCAGCTACTGCGTTAGCAGTTGTAGCAAAACTTACTGCTCCTGATACATTAGATCCAGCGACTGCGTTTGCTGTACCTGCGAAAGTTACTGCACCTGAGACATTTGCTCCGGCTACTGCATTTGCTGTTGCCGCAAATGCTACTTGTCCTACTAAATTAGCAGATACTATGTTTGATAAGCCTCCACCATCTCCAGTGAATAAACCTGTATTAGCAGTAAATGCCACAGCAGTTACTGTTGACTGAACACCTAGTGTTGTCAACGTACCCAATGATGTTATGTTTGGTTGTGCTATAGTTGTTACCGTACCTGCAACTGTTGCAGATGGTACAGTTCCAGTTACATTAGCACCAGCGATTGCTGATAGTCCAGCTCCATTACCACTGACGTTTGCGGCTGAAAGAGCGGCAGTCAATGTTATGTTATTAGCAGTAATGTTTCCATTACCAGATGTTGCATTTGCTAATATGTATCCAAAGTCTCCGGACACATTACCTATAATCGCATTACCTTGTATTGAGTTTGATACTATTACGTCACTGATATTTGCTACAGTGTTAGGTATATCAAGGTATAATGTTTGAGTCGAGTCTGTGATAGTCGCACTACCACCTGGGGAACCGTTTCCGGGTGCATCTCTAGTTAATGATAACGTTGTTGAAGTAAACTGTACGCAAGATATGTTAGCACCTAAGACAACGTTTCCTACTGGGGAACCGTTTACTAAGTATACTCCCGGCCCTGCTGTCTTGTTAACTGATACTACTGCTGAGTCGCCTAATCCAGCGAATACTTCTGTAAAATTTAACTGAACTTTCTCAAATGCCGCTCGTATAGCATCTGCATCTGGATCGTCAGGGAATGCTCCGAAGTCAATATTTCTTTGTGCCATAGCAATTCTTTCCTAATATTAGTATTTATTCTTTTTAAAACTTAATGAGCAGATAAAAAAATACCCGACTAAGCCGGGTATTTAAACGGGTACAACGTATTGTAGTAGTTATTTGTTTAACTCATCCATCTTAAGCATTAGACCTGCTAGACCATCATGTGACATGATTGAACCTTCTTTAACTAAGTCAGCACCATTGTAGCCAGTGCGATCATTTTGACCTGCAATAACTGGAACAGTTGTTTGACCTGTTGATTTTTGTTTGTTAAGTCCACCAGAGATTACTTTAGTCATAAAGTCGATATCTTGTTCAAATGTAGATAGTGTGCCGTTCTTACCAGCTTCGTTAGCCCATTCATCAAGTTTTTCTTCTTTAACATCTTTGTCAGAATCGTCTTTCTTACCTTTCTTTTTATCTTGGTATGCTTTTAGACCTGCGGGTATCTTACCTTCTTCTAAGTCGTCCTCATCTTCTGCTACTGCAAACTCTCTTTGATCTTCAGTTTGTGTCTCAGTGATTTCTTCGTTCTCAGTGTCGTTTACATCGTCCTTAGGTGCATCCTCTGCGCCTTCTTTAGTTAATAGTCTCTCATCATCGTGTTGTGATAATGGCTGAGTAGGTTCTTCTGATGCTTCTGCTCCTACTTCTGCTAGTAAGTCTAAAGTTCTAATAGTTTCTTCTAAAGAAGGCTTTCTGTCTTCTTTATCTCTTTTACCAAACTTACCATCTGTGTCATCTCTACGGGCTTTTTCACTTTGTTTGTGATCTGATTCTTTACCGTGCTTCTCGCCATCAGACTCGTCTTCTCTGTCATCATAGCCTTGCTTTTCATCTAACTGAGCAAGTTCATCTAACTGAGCAAGAGTTTCTTCTAATGATTTTTCTCTATGCTCTGAATCTCTTTTACCAAACTTACCATATGAATCGTCTCTACGATCTTTATCAGACTGTTTCTTATCAGATTCTTTACCAGTACGCATGCCTAATGACTCATCTTCTTTGTCATCATATCCTTGATCTTCATGCATTTCATCGTATTCGATGTCTCTAGTAACGTCTTTACCGTCTTTGCCTGAGTGTCTACGGTCGTCATATTTTGCATCATGTGCAACTTCTCTGCCTGCTTTTTCAGCATGGTCATCTCTTTCGACATCAGATTCTTCGTGCATATCGTATGCTCGGGGTTTGCCACCGTGATCAATGTCGGTGTCTCTATGTTCTTCATCTCTCTTACCGAATTTACCGTAAGAGTCATCTCTACGATCTTTCATTGATTGATGTTTGTCTGACTCTTTGCCAGTTCTCATGCCTAATGACTCGTCTTCTTTGTCATCATAGCCTTGTCCTTCTTTAGAGATTTCTCTGTGTTCTTCATCTCTCTTACCGAATTTACCGTAAGAGTCATCTCTACGTGCTTTGTCTGATTGTTTGTGATCTGATTCTTTACCTGTTCTCATGCCTAAAGATTCGTCTTCTTTGTCATCGTAGCCTTGGTCTTCATATGCCTTGTCGCCACATCCTTCTTCCATAGCATGTTTGCCACCGCATGATTCACATGCCGCGTCATCTACTTGTACATCAATATCTGTTCCTGGTGCTTCTACTTCGTCTTCAAAGTCGCCTTGACCCATATCGACAATACCCATTAACTTGAGCATGTCATCATGTGAACCTTGAGGCTCGTCATTTTGATCAGGTTGACCATAGTATGCTGTGTCTACTATTTCAGCATCAACATCAGCAACTTCTGCATCACCGTATTGACCTAAGCCTACGTCTTTAACGAACTTGATTAACTTGTCTGCTTCTGCATCTGTTGCATTAACACTAACTCTATCTGGTGTATTTTCTTCACCTTGAGTGATAGACATTGTATAGCCTTCATCAAGTTTTGATTTCATTTCTTTTTTACAATGATCAATCATTGTTTTTAATTTACCTTGATCACATTTAGGATGCATTTTGCAAATTTCTGCTTTAGACTTTCCGTCTTTACACATTTTTGTTATATGTGCTTTAGTAGGCATTCCATCTTTACCTTCGATTAGATGAAAATTTAGTTCTTGTTCTAAAGATTCAAACGTCCATGAATCATCTTCTTCTAATGATGATGTGTCTTTATAACTTTTATCGCCCATTTTAAATGTATCTCCTTTCGCTGTATGTGCAAGTGCACCAGTGAATTTATTACCTTCTTCAAATTCGTCTTCGTCAATGCCTTTACGTGCTACAGTTTCTGCGTCCCAATCATACTTGTCATATGCGCCGTCATCATCTGCACCTGCGTTTCCGTCTGGTGAAGATTCTGCTTCGTCCATTGCACCATATGATGCCATAGAATCTACTACTTCTGCTTCAGGCTCTTCTTGAACCATGCCTGCAATTGGTGCTTGTCTAATTCCCATGCCGTCTACCTTTGACATATCATTGCCAATTGCTTCGTCATGTCTCATTCCCATTCCACATGCTTCATCAAGACCTGTCTTGTAGCCTTCATGGTATGCATTATGACCTTCTGAACCTTCGTCATGTGGACATGCATAAGAACCTTTGCATAAACCATGAGCATGACCCATATGTTTAGCCGCTTTAAGAATGTGATCTGCGCCTTCTTTTAAGTTTGTTTTAGTATTTTTAATCATAATATTAAGTTCTTGTTTGTTGCACTTAGGGTGCAGTTGTTGTATTTGTGATGTAGATAAACCTTCTGAACACATAGATTTCACTTTTGAAATACTAGGTAGTTTACGAGATTTGCTTACCTTTTCTTTGACAAGTTGAGGTGTGTCAGCATCATTGGCTGCCAATGCGGCGTTTGCCGCGGCATTACCTTTCTCATCATTTGATGAGTTGTGTGATCCGTCATCTGGCCCGTATTGAGCGGCCATGTTTGCGCCTTCTTTTTGCATCTTGGATGAACGTTGTGTATCATATGAAAGTGGAGATTGTCCACCATACGAACCTGATCCGTCACCACTTTCTCTCATACCACCACCGCTAATCGGAGATGTTAAATCCATTGACGATTCAGGTGGAGTATCAGTTTCTTTCATCTTACTAAATGTTTGTGCTAAGTTTGCTTGTTTTTCTGTTTTAGATGGAAAGTCATCTTTGTTTGATAAGACATGTTTTGCGAATTCTGCTGTAGACATTCCTGCTCTTTTTGCTTTTGCTTTAAATGCTCCAGGCTTTTTAACTGCACCTTTGATCCAATCTTCTGCTTCTTCTACAGTTGCTTCGTTTAAGTCATCACCAACATCCATGTTAAATTCGCCTTTCTGAATTGCTTGATCGATTGCAGTTGCAGTTTGCGGGTTAGTGACTGTTGCGATTGTCTCACCGTCTTTTTGAATATGCTGTGCTCCAGGCTTTGCTGGCTCTAATGATAATTCTTCAAATACATTTTTCAATGAAGGAAGTTTAAATTCTTTAGTTACTGGATCAGTTGATTCAGTAAGCATATTGCTCGGTCGAGTTTTTTTAGATTCTTTTTTGACAGGCTTTTTTTCATCGCCCTTCAGTGAATCAAGTTGTGTTAAAATGTCTTTAAAATCCATAATGTTTTCCTTAGTACCCTGCTGATGTCTCGGGCTTAGGGCCTCTTTTAACATCAGTCATCGGACTTTTAGTTCCTTTTACTGAATCATCTGTCCAAGGCTTCCAAGGATCAAATGAATCTTTAGTATTCTTTTGATCAGCAGGTAAACCTACTTTGCCTACGTTCTTTTCTTCAGCATGTTTATGTATACTATCTAAGTACTTATCGCCATATTCTTTGCTGGCTTCTTTTCCACCGTCATTCATTTCTGGATGTTGTAACAAAGGAGTGTCTTTCATTTCATTTTCATAACCAACCATTTCTTTATCAATGCTATCGTCAAATGCAGTATTAACCATTCTTACATAGTTAACGTTGTGACCTAAGAGTTGTGCAAGTTGCTGAACCATCGGCTCAGTAACTGGATATGCAAACTTACATTTAAAGATATGAACTTGTTCGTTTGAAAGATTGGGAAATCCATACGGTGATTTCATAATCGGTGTTGTAGTTGGGCCTTTAATTTCTTGAGGCTCAAACTTTTGTAAGTTATGTTTAAATAACTCTAAGAAATTTTTCTCACAGTCACCAGCAACTTTGATCGTACAATCGTAAGTATGGACTGATTCTGCAATGTAATGTTTTAAACTTTTCATATTGTATAGTTCCCGTATAATATATTTATCATTCTTCTGAGTTTTTCCCACTTAAAACTCGCAGTAATTCATTGCGATCTAAGTTCTGGCCTGAGCCTTCGCCCAAAGGAATATTGTCAATTTTTTCGTCAGCCTTTGCTTGACGTTGATCTAATGTGGCTTTCTTTAATTGTAAGTCAATCATCTTTAATTTCTTGTTTAACTTTGCTGTCTTAGCAGTAATAGCATGATTTAACATGTTACTAGCAACACTAAAGATATCTCCACTAAAACGTGAATCTACTTGCATACCTAAGTCCATTAAATCTTGGAAACTTGTTGATGCTTTATTGGCTAAATCATCTAACTCTCTGTCAGATGCTTCTAGCCCTCTAACTGTAGGTAATGCAGTTTCAATCTTCTCTAAGTTACTTAATGCTTCTTTAGTGACTTCTTGTGCTACGCCCGGAATAGGTTCATTCAGTTCGTTTTTATCACTAGAGGCTATATCAAATAATTCTTCAAGTTTCTTTGTCATGCATCTATTTAGTTACTTTGATCTGCCATTGTAGAAAAGATCGTCTTCTGTTACTACTCTAAACTTCATACCTTGGGCTTTACAGAATGCTTTTGCAGAATACCACTTAGCATGATTGATTGCAACAACTGCTTGTTGTCTTGCATTTTGTACTTTTTCTGTTATAATACTTTGTGCTTTTGGTTTGATCTCAATCAATTCTGCATTTGTTTTTCCATACTTGTCTTGGTATACTATAAAGAAGTCTGGAATATAATTAGTGCGTTTGCCTTTAAAAGGATGCATGTAAGGAATAACAATTGATTCACTTGCCCACTTCAGTATCTTATCATTTTCATCACAGAAAATCATAAATGTAAGTTCCCAGCCTGAACGATACATAGGCTTGCCTTTGCCCACATACTTATGAGGATTTTTTATAGTATAGATACCCTGTGCGTATTTTTGTTTACGAGGCATTGATTAACCTTACGGTATTACGTTGCGTTGTACTGCTTGATTAGGAGTAGGAACGTTTGCTACCCCGTACAATGCTGTTTTTGACTTTAATAGATTGAGATAAAAAGCCATTTCCGTGTTCACTTGTAGAGTTGTTTCTACGTTTGCTCTAAAGTAATCCATAAAGATTTGAATGTCTGTACCGGTTTCTTGTGAGATTCTAAACAATACAGTTGCAAATTGTGATGCAGTTTGTTTAGTTTTTACAGAGCCTGGATCACCTTTAAGTACTCCTAAAAAATAAGAATTAACATTATCCCATTCAGCCGCATTGACTACTAATGATTGTGAATAAAAATTATCAAAGATATTTATTGTGTTGTCTTGTTCTGTTATTAGTAATGCCATTAGTCTAGTCCTAATACCCCTGCTACCAATCCTTTAACTTGTTCCCCTGCTGTTTTAGGGTCAGTCGATGCCGGTACTGAAGTAGTATTATTTGCGCCGGTCACTACACCTTGGTTAGCAATGTTTACCATAGCAGGAGATGAAGAATTAGTTGGGAAATTTGTATCTCCTCCTAAACCTAATGCACCTAACACTGCATCTTGTAGTCCTTCTCTAATTTGTTTCTTTGCACTATCTATTATAGTATCTAATCCACCGTCGTATAGTCGACCGATTACTCTGGCCTTTTCTAAAATAGTGGGATCGGATTCACCTAGTTTTGCTATATCTGCAAGAATATCTGCTGGATTGCTTCCACCTTGTTCTAAAGGACTTTCTCTATTATCATAATTTGCCGGAGCTTGAAATCCAGGAACTAATGATCCTTCTTCGCCCTCATTGATTTTGCCTGTGTTATATACTACAGTTTCATAATCGATAGTCATTTTATTTTGCATGGTGCCGCCACCGTCTGCATAGTCGTAAGTGTCGTGACCCATTGAAGTAATGAGCGGATTAATTAAAGTGTATGATATAAATTGTCCAGCCCACATACCATAAACTGTAATGTTATTAAAGAAAGGAATCTTTTCTCCGCCTTCTGGATTAGTTAAGCCACCGCCGGTGCCACGTGCATCGCCCCTGTAACCATATTCAGTATCACCTGAGATAGATGGATCATACAGGTTACGTCTATTGAAATTCTTTATTTGTGTACCGTTAGGATCAACTAGTGGATTCCAAGCATCTGCAAAGTTATATCTGTAGTATGCGTCCCACATCGCAGTAATCTGAGATGCGTTGTCATCATGGAATGTAATATCAATTGGTTGATATTTAATTTTTGATTGAATCAAACGTTTTCTGTTGTACTGATTTAGTTCTTGTACTTCCATATTAAACGTGGGAAGTTTAATTGACTTAACTAGCAGTCCATAGTTCTGACCTGTCGGAGGTTGATATGCTTGTTCATTAATAGAGAAGTAAGTATGAAAAGTAAATTTAACTTTACCTGCATTACCAAAGTTCCCTGGTATAAACGTTTTAGCCGCATGTTGCCAATCACGTAGATATACTCTACCTGTCAACTGGTCAAGGATACTACTCAGTATTTGTTGTTTTGCTTTATCTACTTGTTCGGACATAATAGTATTTATCTAACCTACGAACCCATAAAAAAACTGGTCGAAACCAGTTTCTTTATATAAAATAATCCTGTTACTTACGTAGCAGTACCAATTGCACTTGGGAATGTTTGTAGACCTGATTGTCCTACTCCTGCTCCCGGTACGCCGTTGATGTCGCCACCAGCATTTGTCTGAATTGCATTATCATAACGTAGAGTCATAGCGATAGTAACTGCATCAGAAGTACCATAGTTTAGAGTCTGATAGTTTGCTTGTTGTAAATAACAACCTGCTAATGACCAGTTTTCTAATACTGTTGGTGTGTTGATACCGTTTCCACCGTCTAAGATTTGAATTTCAGTTTCAAACTTGTAGTCTCCGCCGGCTGCCGCTGAGGACTGCTCAAAGAAGTCTAATTGTCTTTGTAACTGAGCACCGACTGCTTTTGATACATTACCAGAAGCATCATCTCTGACGTTGATAGCAAGTGTTTGCCATGTGTGTTTACCTGCAAGATAGACACGTGAGTTGTACACGTTCATTGTGATTTCATCAAATTGAACTTGTGGTCTCGCACAGTCTACTACTTGTCTAGTAAGTATAAGTGAAGAATCATCGTCAAAACCAAAATTAATAAAGTTCACACGGAATCTATATTGAAGTTTTGGCATCAACAAGTTTTGGTTTGCTCCGCCTTCTGGTTGAACCGAAAGTTTTGCTAATGTATCTGAGGCTGTTGCCATTGTTAATCTCCTGTTTTAATATATCTTATATATATTTATCTTTTTAATTCAAAGAGGCCGAAGCCTCTTTGTATATCTGTTTTACGCTCCTGATAACTCACCAGTGTTGAATATTCTGACCGGAACATAGATAAACTCAGCGGCTTTCACGGGCTCTACTGCTATGTCAATCCAAAGTTCATTTCGATCTATTCTTGCTGGAGTGTTATTTGAATCATCACAAACTACTGAGTAGTCGTATAATCCTCTTTTTGAAACTAAGTCTTGGAACAATGTTTCTACTACTGCTTTAATAGATTTTCTTGTTTGAGGATCATTAGGTTCGAATACGAATGGTCTAGATGCTAGAATCAATTGTCTACGTATGTAAGCAACTAATCTTGCTACGTTAACTCTATCTAATGCAGATGAAGAATTAAATGAAGTTTTGTTACCATAGTTCAATAATCCGTTACCTGTAAAGAATACCATTGGGTTAATAAAGTTTGTATATAATACATCTCTAACACCAATACGTGTTCTGATTGAGTTAAATTCGCCTTCTGCATCAATGTAACCGATGCTTGTAGCATTATCGATTATACCACGTCTAGTTCCTGCTGGAGCTAACCAAGGATAAGCAATATTGTCATTACGCAACATAGTTCTTGTCATCATGTGTGATGATGGTACAGCAACTAATTTACCTGCTAAATCAGTAGTGATACCTGATGGATAGAATAGACCCATGTAAGTATTTCTAGTTACTAGTCCATCTTCACCTGTTGTCACTGCTTTCGCGGCGTTAGTTGCCCAAGCCTGAATTTCAGTTGCATCATCTTTTAGTCTCATTGGTGTGTCACCAACGATGTAAGAAGTTTCACCTCTATCAGAGTTCAATGCTACCATGTTAGGCTGTAGTTCAGGATAACCAGGAGTTGCTTGTAAGTTAAAGAAGTTATCTTCATCTCTAATTGCAACGTTAGTATCGATTGCTGAACGTAATGCTTTAGTTACCATTGCTCTCTGTGCCTTACGACCTGCGAACATTGCTCCGTCTGCTTGATCACCTGAAGCCGTTACCCATGCATCTTTGATTGTTGGTAAAGAAGCAGTCGGGAATCTGTCAGCATTAAAGTAATTAATACGATATTGCTTAACATTGTAACTTGAACGTCTAGTGTTCCACATTATCATACCTTGTGGGTAATTTGCTGATAAAGGAGCATCAACGTCTAAGTAATCACTTGCTAACAATGATACGATACTTGGTATCGGGTCATTTGCTGGGTTTGTTGTACCGTTAGTAGCCCAACGTGCATCTTTAAATAAGACGCCAGCTGGTGTAGTCTGATCAGAGTTGTCAATTAAGACCCACTTATCAGTAGCACTTCCGCCGCCTATTGCTGGAACTGACTGCCATCTATAAAGATTTGGGTAAGTTTCTAAATCCGCAGTACTTAACCAAAGATCACCGTACACTAATGCTGTTAAATCAGATTGTGTAGTTGGTTCAGTTGCACTTACAAGAGGTCCTTTAGGATCAGTTGCATTAGAGACTGCTGGAGTCGGTAGACCGTTTGAATCATAACCTTGTGATTTATAACCCTTCCAACCACCGTTGTAGTTGATCATAATATCTAATTGATCAGTTGATGAATAGAACCAGTTAGTAAAGTTAGTTGGTATTGCAGTTGGTGCACCTTCATTAGCTGTTAATGAGTTTGCTCCAGTTGTTGTTAATGAGAATTCTTTCCAGTTAGATAACTGAGTTGTAAAAGCATCTGCGCCTTTTCCAGAAGCCAAAGTGTAAGATGTAACAACACCTGCTGTAACACTTGTTATTTTAACTACTAAGTCATTTGCTGTAGTTGCTCCACCTAATGCTGTACCTAAGAAAGTAACGCTATCGCCTACTGCGTGTCCGCTACCACCACTTACTACTGCATCTGGATCAAAGTCATAATAACCGTAGTCATTAGTTACTGCGATTGATAGTGATGCTCCTGAGCCTGTTGTTGAAGACTGAACTGGGTTAAATGTAACGTCATCTCTAAATGGTCCGTTCTTACAACCTATTGTTGCTTTTGTAAAACCTGCTTCTGCCCATAAACCGTTAGAAAGACCTGTACTATTATCATAGTCATCTAATACGATAACTCCACCTGATGTGTGTGAAATTTGCAATGAACCGTCATCATTAACTTTTGCACTTGTGTAAGGTATGTTTGCCGCTGACCATGCAGTTACAAAATCAGATGCATCTGTGTCATCACCTAAGTTAAATGTGTACTTACTTGATAGTCCTGATGATCCTGGTGTTGAAATCTGAACGTATGCTACATAAGCTCCTGCTGTAAAGTCTGGAGCAGTGTTTGTACCATTAATTGTAGTTGCGCCTGTTGCCGCTCTATAGTAGTAATAGAGTGGAGCTTCTTCTAACTCGCCATTGAATGTATATTGTGCATAGACAGACCCAGCTGGTATTGCTTGTCCACCTGTTGTATCTGCGGCATAAATTTGAGCCCAATCAGAAGTTGCAAAAGTTAGATTCTTAGCAGTAAAAGATGCCGCTACTGAATCATACTCAGATATTACTGGTTGTAAT